CAACTTTAATTGCAGAATTTTAGAATTGTTTCAAGTCCCAAAGAAGTTCATTGAGTTTTTCATATATCAAAAAGAAAACGCTCAAGTTTTCTTAGGAAATTTAGGCTTTATGACGTTAACAGGAGAATGGTGCACATGGTTGTTCAACACTTTGGACAACATCGCTTTCACCCACACAAAATTCTCAATTGATCCTAATCAACCTCAACTGTATTCAGGAGATGATTTTGGAGTTTGCGGAACAATTAAGGTGAAGCCCACATTTGAAAAGATATCCGAAAAATTTCATCTGGTATCCAAACTATTGGTTGAAGAAGAAGCCATGTTCTGTGGATGGATGATAACTCAAGATGGTGTTTACAAGGATCCTAAAATAGTAACAGCAAGACTGATCCACATGGAAAGTAAAGGTGATCTAGACCTCGTCCTTGAAAATTACTATTTAGAGCATTTTTTTGCATATGCCATGCAAGACCTCGTATATGATTATTTCTCAGAAAAGGACATGGAAGCTCATTTTAGAAATAACCGTATTTTCCAAAAAAACAAAAGTAAAATCCAGCACATGGATTTGCAACAATTCATGAATAGCAATTATAAGGTAGTGATCACAACAGAAGGTGACAAGCTTTTGATTAGAAAAGAACTGAAGCAAACAGTACCAGAAGATAAATATTACTACAAACATATCTTCTAATTAGATGATTCAAATGATTAAGTTTAGGCTAGTTATTAATAACTTTAAATTATGGCTTCAAGAGCAGATTACCAAATAGCCCAACTTACTAGCCAAGCAGTACCAGACGAAGGTTATGTCCTTAACAGTAACTTTTTATCTAGAGAAAATCAACAAGCAATAGAAACGAGATTATGCAACTATATAATCCAGCAAAGACCTACTATCACTGCAACGGAAAATAGAATAGTCTTTAAACTTTTCATAAAAGTATGTGCTACTGTGGGCACATCTAATCAGGCCAATTTTAAAAATTATGCAGCCTCTATTGGAAACGATACATTTAATTATTCCAAGATGGTGGATATCATTCTCGAACATCCTGGGCGTTACGAAAACGTAACTTTGCGTAAATTCATGAGATTTTATGCACCTTATGTCTATCACGCTGTAAAGTTCAAATCTTTTCCTTTCAATGAGAACGTTTTTTTCCCATTTGAACATCACTATAACACACCAAGAAATTATGAACACCTGGCTTTTGATTTCAACTTTGGTATTAGACCGCATCAGTGTGACGATCGTGAATTGTTGGTCTTAAGGGCTACTTTTCAAGTTAAAGATAACATCGACAAAGAACAAGCAATGCTAACAAGTACATCGACTTATTTTCACAAAGGTAAAATAAATCAATTGTGGAATAAAATTTTTTAGTTAAGAGACATTAAAACATGAGCTTAACAAAGTTAAGTTCATGTCATAAATATTAATAATATTTAAATTTTTAGATCTCGAAATTTCAACATGTCTCAACAAATGCCCCATTTAGAAAACCCTTGCTTAGCTTTTTTGTCACGACCTTTAAGACATTACGTTCCCTATTACAAAAATGAAACTCAAATTTTAGATTTTTCATTATATTGTAATATAGAACATATGTCCTTTATCTATAGGAGCCCAAAAGCCAAGGCGTCATTCCATTTTACCTCTAGGAGGAAAATGAAAAACACAATGGTACCTTTTCTAGCCAAACATATTTATCAGGAACTAGACTTTGCAGAACGCTGCACAATAGCAAATCATATATTAACAAAAGAGTGTTACATAGACAGGAATCGCCTTAGGAATTTCATCTCGGAATGTGATCAGCATAATTTAAACACAGAACATAAAGTAGAGATCTTTCTACTTGATAAATATTTTAACCTTTAATTTCATATTTAATTCAAAAATATATAAATATCACATAAATATCTTTTTCCTATTTAAGTTTCAAGTATATATTAATAATGTTCAAATTTTCAAGACGACCATCAGGACCTTCAGAAGCCGATATATTGCAAGACTATTTGATAACACCTCTGAACAGAATAATCTCAAAAAACCTCAGTATTACTCCAGATCAAGATACTTACGGGTTTATTTTTAATCTAGCAGACGATCTTGGAAGAGACAAA